CCCGAATTTAACCGATGAAGCGTTTGCCGGGAACCTTTCCGGTATTGCGCTGCGCTACAAACTGTGGGGGCTGGAACAAAACACCGCTCAAAAAGAACGGAAATTCAAACGCGGTCTCCAACGCCGAATCGAACTTATTGCCAACTACTATAGAGCGTTTAACGAACAGTTCGATTGGCGCGACATTGAAATCACGTTTACCCGGAACATCCCCGAGAATATCCTGGATATCAGCCAGGTCGTCATGAACCTGAAAGGTATTCTCAGCGATGAGACAATCATCGGTCACCACCCGTGGGTTTCTGATGTTGAAGATGAAATGGTCCGGATTGAAAAAGAGAACGAAGGGAAAATCGATTTATCAAGTTACCTGGATGATTTGAGGGAACCGGAACAAGATACCGCACCCATTGGGGAGGATCAAGTATGATTCCCCAATTCCGTCTCTATTTCAAAACCATGGCTCTTCTGGATTTCATTGAACCCGAATTAGACCAACTCCCGGAATTTTTCGAATTCCAGTCCATTGAAATCGGGGTGCCACCCATTCAACGGTTGGACCCAACAGACCCCGTTATCAGTGATTTCCCGTTCCCGATTACCGAGGGTGATGTGTATGTGTTCGATGATGATATCACGGCTCACGCGGTCGGTCTTGCGTCTTACCTGCGGGTCTCGGTAAGGGTTCGCCCCGAGGATACCCTGGATGTGGTCTTGATGCGGCTTTGGCACGAACTTCTTCACGCAGTCGGCCAACCCGCTGATGATATGGCCAGTTTCCTGGATGATTGGGCGACCCCATTTGAACATGTATTGTGGGTGATCTGGCCGTGGTTCATGGGTTCTAGGGATGTTCCTTTCTGGCATAGACGATTCTACCGTTGGTTGACAACCTGTGCGGAAGCACGTTGGGGATAGTTGATATGGTGTCGAAATCCGTCCCGTTGTATAAAGTCCGGCAAGAAGCAAAAGCGTTAGCCATACTTGCAACCGACCGCATTGGTGCAAACTATGCCGAGATGCTGTATGATATCCGGGAAGAATTGGGGAAGGTGTATCAGGAACACGGTAATCTTGACGGCGGGATGACGTTTTCAAACCTTGCTAAACACGGGTTGATTGATAAAATAAACAAGGATATTGAAACAATCGTCAAAAAACGGACAAAGGAAGCGGCACTTGAGATACGTAATTGTTTGAGAAAAACAGTTGCTTCGAGTCATGACTTGACGAAACTGGCGTTAGAACAAGAAGCCAATAAGAAAATTCGGGGAATCCTGAAACCCGAAATAGTTAACGCAATCGTGCAAAATCCCATATCGGGATTGAAATTGGACGAACGCCTTGCAACGAACCGGGTATTCACGGTTTCTACGATAAAGGAAGAGATTAACCGAGGGCTGATTCAAGGGAAACGGTATAAAGACATCGCTAAACAAATAGAACACAAAACCGAGATGGAAGCGTTTAAAGCCGTTCGTATCGTCCGAACTGAATCTCATCGCTGCCTTGAAGCGGGTAAATATGAATCTATCACCAATGCGTCGAAACAAGGGGTAAACCTGCGGAAATGGTGGCGCAATGGGGACGATGAACGGGTCCGGCCTGGCCATAATTACATGGGCGATAAATACAGCCGTGACAAAGCAATCCCGTTCGATGAAGATTTCGTGAACGAAAAGACCGGTGGAAAAGGACCGCATCCCGGGGAACTCGGCGTAGCGGAAGACGATATCAATTGCCGGTGCGTAATGATGGTTGAAATCATCACCGACCCAGATCCAGAGGAAGAACAAGGAATCAATAAACAACTGAAAAAACAGCGAGAAGACCTTGAAGCGGCGAAAGCAGCGAAAGAAGAAGCGAAATTGAAAAAGGCCGATATTGAACAAAAGAAACTGAAAGCCACGATTGAAGAACTGAAACTGAGGGCGGTTAAGGCAGACCTCGATGCACAAGCCAAAGAAATCTCAAAAGAACTGGAACAAGCCGAGAAACTCATTGATAAAAACACCATACCCGGTATTGATAATCTTACAATCAAATTCGGGGATGTGCTTGAAGAAGAACCTGGAACTGTCAAAAAAATGCACCATTCACAGTTTTATCAAGTTAGCGCGCAAGATGGATCAGAAGCAGTTGAAGTTCATAAAAGTTATATGGGAACTGGGTATATCGATATAAACCGGTTTTCACGACACGGACCAGACGGTTCTAAAGAAAAATATGGATATACCGATGATAAAATACTTGAATTGATGAAAAAATATAACGTTTTAAACGAGATCATTGATAAAAAAGGCCAATATACCACCCCTGATACGGTTTTCTATCGCGGGTTGGGGAAGTATTCGGGGAGGGACGCATTAAAATTGGAAACCGGAGATCTGTATGAAGATAACGGGTTTCAATCATTCTCGACCAGTTCAGAGGTTGCTTCTGGTTTTGCGGAAAATATTCTGGATCGTAAACCAGACCAACGACCACAACAGGTTGTTATTCGGGCAATTATGACCGGAAAACAAAAAGGTATCGCCGGAACCAAGTTTGAAAGTGAATTAATCATCAAACCCGGGACAAAATGGACGGTAGTTAACAAAGAAACCATTGATACTGGGAAAATGTCCGATTCAATATTCCATATTGTTACCGTCATTGGGGAGGCATAATGAAAGATATATATTTTTATAACGCATTATAATATGGGTGGACGTTATGAAAGAAAATGAACAATATACATCAGAAGGCCGCCACAATGATGCTGAATTCAAGGTTCTTGATGGTCAAAAAGGATTAACTGACGGCCAACGCGAGATTATTGCAAGAATTAACCGGGGAATGCGGCTCGCCAAAGAGAAAAAAGAACAAGATTCCAAATGATTTATTCTTTTTACTCTTTTTAAACCCGCCAATATTCCAAACCTCTGTTTTTAACCCATAAATCCAAGCGAATCATATAAATAGTCCCGAAACCAAAAATAATGACTATGGTTACGGGAACTGGAAACGGGGCTGCCTCAACGGGTTCAAAACCCGAACGCGGCGAGAACCAACAGGGCCAACAGACCGATCAACACCAGTCTGCTCCAGAACAGGTCAAAATGTCAAAAGAAGAGTATGAACGTATTCTTCAATCGGAAACTGACAAACGCGTGACGGAAGCACTCAAAACGGCCAAGAAGAAGTGGGAAAAAGAGTTTTCTGAACGAGTCGAGAAGGAACGGGAAGAAGCGGCCCGGATGTCGCAACTCTCTGAACGCGAACGACAAGAACTTCTTCTGAAAAAACGCGAAGAAATCCTTGCTTTAAAAGAACGGGAATTAGCCCGGCAACGTCTTCAACTTGAAACCATCAAAGTCCTTGAAGAACGGAAACTACCCGTTCGTTTCGCAGACTGGCTGATAGGGGAAGATGGGGATACAACGTTTAACAATGTTAAGGCGTTTGAAGAAGCGTTTAAAGAGGCCGTGAATGAAGAAATCAAGCGCAGAATTCCGCAAATAACACCTAGGGTCGGGAGTGGAACCAATATTAGCCCGGGAAACGCCTTCGATTCCATGATTCGGCGGGCAGCCGGGAGAAAACGTTAAAACGGAGGTTTATTGAATGTCACTGATAACAAACAGCCCTGGGGGCGGCACAGCGTATATGACCACTGAAGACGATGCAGCGCCGCTCATTCCCGAAGAGGTCAGTAAAGAGATTATTAAAGGAATCAATGAGGAAAGCACAGCCCTTTCTCTGTTCCGGCGTCTCCCCAATATGAGTTCAAGAACTCTGCGTATGGCAGTTCTCGACTCGCTTGGGTCGGCATCTTTTGCTACTTCCACGGTCACTGACCAGTTCGACGGGGAAAATACTGGTGACCTGTTCTCCGGGAACAAAGACCCGTATGAAACCGGTGTTCCTGCAAGGAAGGCCACGCACCAGATGGAATGGGATAATGTCTGGATCACCGCCGAACCGCTCGCAATCATTCTCCCGATTGGGGAGGATGTTCTGGAAGATTCGGCGTATCCGATTTGGGAAGAGGTTCGCCCGAAAATCATTGAAGCGTTTAACGCGAGAATTGATTCGGCAATCATTTGGGGAAACAACCGGCCTACCACCTGGCCTATCGGTATCATTCCCGGGTGTTTCAACAGTGGACAGACTCTTGTCGAAGAATCCGTTCCCGAAAATGTTGATGTTGCGGATGATATCTCCGACCTGATGACGATTCTCGAAACACAAGGGTATAACCCGTCCGGGTTCATAAGCGCGATTTCTTTCAAAGGCCAACTGCGGAAACTGCGTGACCAGAACGACAACCCGATTTTCCAGAATTCTCTCCAGTCTGGCGTCCCGGCAACCCTTCACGGTCTTCCTATCAATTTCCCGATGAACAACACGTTCAACGCGTCGGTTGCAAAACTTCTGGTCGGGGATATGAATCAGGCGGTCTACTCCATTAGACAGGATATCTCGTTCAAAGTCTTCACAGAAGGCGTGATTCAGGATTCCAACGGTGGTATCATCATGAACCTGATG